TAGTTTAGGTAACTTTGTGTTTGAGGTGGGCTATTTGTTGAGACAGTTGCCCGTAATCGAAACTTAGATGCTTCCAAGGTAAAAAATACCGAAGCAATAACTTACATGGGACAGAATGGTGTTGATATGGGGCTTGCTGATGCAGTGATGTCACCAGATGCAGCATTTAACGCCCTTTTTGACAAAGTTAAATCAGGAGAGCTTTAAATGGCTAAGCAAACTACCAAAGCAAAAAAGAAAACCATGCAGCAAGCAGCACCGTTTGCAAGTTACATGCGTTTAGGTCTTGAAGATCAGCGTGAAGATGACGAAAAGGCAAAGCGCGCTGAACAAGAAGAAGAATGGGCAAAAAAGGCTGAAACCGATCCAGACCGTGAACAGATGGAAGATGAATCTGATGACGACTATGCGGCTCGCATGGAAGAAATGGACGAAGAAGAAAAAGCAGAAGGTGAGATCAATGATACTGATCCTGATGCAGAAGAAGATGGGGACGGTGATGAAAAGCCCAATGCAAAGGCTGCCCGTGCTTCTGAGCGCAACCGCTGTGCCCGCATTATTGCTTATGGTGTTAAAGCGGGTAATGTCCATCAAGCTGCAGTATTTGCTTTTGACACCAATTTGACCGCATCGCAAGCAATTTCAGCAATGAACGCTGCAAAAATGGCAGCACCAAGCGGTGGTGGCTTAGGTAGTCGTATGCAGGGAGTTCCAAACTATCAAGTCGGTACAAATGCTGGTGGTAATGATCAAGGCCCTAAAAACAAATCAACTGCCCAGGCGAATGGCATTTTAAATGCAATGAACGCTGTCCGCGGCGAATAAGAGGAAAATGAAATGACGAATTACTCAAATAATCCGTGGATTCCTGGTAAGACAACAGATGTATTCGTACCTGATCAGCTAATTGCTGGTGACTTAAAACTTGTCACTGAGCATGTTCAAGTTGGTGGCAATGGTGTTTATGAACGTGGCACTGTAATGGGCATGATTGAAGCCACTGGTGTATGGATTCCTTCAATTAAGACCGCAACGGATGGTTCAGAAAAACCACGTGGAGTTTTGGTTGATCAAGTTGATACAACTGTTACCTCACCGCAAACTGGATCAGTGTATGTGATGATCGAGGTCAATTTTACCAAACTAATTTATGATGCGAGTTGGGGTGTAGCAGGTAGTGCTGCAGCTTTGACGGCATTAAAAGCAGGGTTTGGTGCAACAAGCATTTTCTTGAAAACACCAATTTCAGCAAATTAAACAAAAATTTAAATTTTTTAAAAAGGGTCACTTTTCAGTGGCTCTTTTTTTTGGAGAAAATTAATGCCTGGTCAAAACAATATGACAGTATTTACCACTGCAGCACTGGTGCAGGTGGTGCCAAACCTTAAACGTGCACAAAAATTTCTTTTGGATACGTTCTTTCCAAATATTGTCGAATCAGACACCGAAGAAGTCGACATTGATGTTGATGTAGGTAAACGCCGTCTAGCACCTTTTTGCTCTCCATTAGTGGAAGGTAAATTAGTTGAAGCTCGTACTTATCAAACAGATCGTTTTAAACCTGCATACATCAAAGATAAGCGGGTTCCAGATTTACGTAAACCTGTGCGCCGTCAAATTGGTGAGCGTATCGGTGGTGGTGACGTGTCACCTGAAACGCGTATGCAAGCCAATATTGGTTTTGAAATGGAAGACCAGATTGACATGGTTGATCGTCGTCTTGAATGGATGGCGGCTAGTGCCTTAACAACGGGAAAAGTCACAGTAAAAGGGGAAGGCTTTCCAACAACAGTTATTGATTTTGGTCGTGCACCATCATTAACTGTGACCTTGGCAGGTGCTGCAAAATGGGGTCAACCAGGCGTATCACCTACCAAAGATATTGATAAATGGGCACATGAAATTCTTAAGCAATCAGGTGGTGTTGCGACAGATATTATCTTCACCACTACATCATGGTCACATTTCATTGCTGACGAAACAGTTAGCAAGGCGACTTGGTATCCAGATAATGGTGGGAAAGGTAACGCGATCAATGTCGGTTCACAGATCCAACGTGGAGCTGTCTATAAGGGTCGTTGGGGTAATTATGATCTTTGGGTTTACAACGACTGGTACATTGATCCAGATGACAACCAAGAATACCCAATGATCACAGATGGTACTGTTGTTATGTCTGGACCCGATTTAATGGGTACTCGTGCATTCGGTATGATTGTTGACCCTTCATTCAATTATGGTCCATTAGCGTACGCACCTAAAATGTGGCTCAACCAAGACCCAGCGCAATTATATCTAATGATGCAGTCAGCACCATTGGTTATCCCTTCTCGTGTAAATGCCAGCTTCTCAGCTCGCGTTTGTGATCCAGTCTTAGGTTAAGGAGTATTTTGATGAAATACGCAGTTTGCAAAGGCAATACAGTAGAGTTTGGTACTGCTAAAAAGTCAGGTAATGAAACTACCGTAGTTCTTAAAAGCTATTCGGAAGGTGAATTGATTGATTTTGATGACAAGGCAGAAATTAAGCGTCTAAGTGAGGCGGGAATTATTCGCCCACTTGAGCATCAAGCTGATGTTGAAGAAGCAACAGAAGGTAAATAAAAATGAGTGTGGATTGGCAAAGCACGGTCCTATCTCCATTAATGGCTGTCTTCGGGCAGCCAATTATTTACGCACCCGTCAAAAGCAAATACCAGAATCGACACACTCTCACGG